AATGAATTTATATCGTTTATCATAGAACAAGCGTTAGAACTTGGAATAAATTTATATATTTTAGGCAAATACGATAAAAGGTATAGACATGTATTGGAAATTGATAATATAACGCAAAGATATGTGATCGCCTGCTTGAGAAAAAGAGTTTGCTGTATCTGTGGAAAAGAGCATAACGAGTACAATACAATCGAGCTACATCATTGGAATTCGGTAGCAAGCATAGGTGGATATGAAAACTGCGATGGATTAAAAACACCGTTTATGAGCTTATGTGCCAAGCATCATCAGGAATTCCACGCAACAGGCAAGGAAACATTTAAGAACAAATATTATATTGAAGG